GTGGTACTTCAGGTACAGATGGAACATCAGGAACAAGTGGAACATCAGGAACAAGTGGTACATCAGGAACAAGTGGTACTTCAGGAACAGATGGAACATCAGGAACTAGCGGTACTTCAGGAACTAGTGGTACAGATGGTACTTCAGGAACAAGTGGTACTTCAGGTACAGATGGTACTTCAGGAACAAGTGGTACTTCAGGAACTAGTGGTACTTCAGGAACAGATGGTACTTCAGGAACAAGTGGTACTTCAGGAACAAGTGGTACTTCAGGAACAAGTGGTACTTCAGGAACATCTGGTACTTCAGGAACAGATGGTACTTCAGGAACATCTGGTACTTCAGGAACAAGTGGTACTTCAGGAACTAGTGGTACAGATGGAACATCAGGAACAAGTGGTACTTCAGGAACAAGCGGTACAGATGGAACATCAGGTACTTCAGGTTCAAGTGGAACATCAGGAACAAGTGGTACTTCAGGAACTGATGGTACTAGTGGTACTTCAGGAACTGATGGTACTAGTGGCACTTCAGGAACTAGTGGTACTTCAGGAACTAGCGGTACAGATGGAACATCAGGTACTTCAGGTTCAAGTGGAACCTCAGGAACTAGTGGCACTTCAGGTACTAGCGGTACATCAGGTACTAGCGGAACAGATGGTACCTCAGGAACTAGTGGAACATCAGGAACTAGTGGAACATCAGGAACTAGCGGTACATCAGGTAGCTCAGGAGTAAATGGAGGATCGTCATCATTATTCAATTACAGTGCCGATACTGCATCTCAAAGTGGTTTACCATCGACAGGTTTTATACAATGGAATAATGTAGTTCAATCGGCATCAACTATCGTTTACGTAAATCATATAGACGATTCGGGAGACGATATAGATATATTTCTTAACACTCTTCAAATTGGTAATAAGTTTGTATTACAAGACAAGGCGATTTCGGCACAATATCAACAATGGACAATAACAGGAACTCCAACAGAAGCAAGTGCAACTTATTGGTCAATTCCTGTCAGTTTGGAGGCGTCAACTAAAGAATTTACAAATAATGAGGAAATTTTATTAGTAATTGTTAGAACATCTTTGGATGGTACTTCAGGAACTAATGGAACATCAGGAACTAATGGAACATCAGGAACTAATGGAACATCAGGTACTAGTGGAACCTCAGGAACAAGCGGAACATCAGGAACTAGCGGAACATCAGGTACATCTGGTTCAAGTGGTACAGACGGCACCTCAGGAACTAGTGGAACATCAGGAACAAGTGGAACATCAGGTTCAAGTGGTACTTCAGGAACATCAGGTTCAAGTGGTACTTCAGGAACAAGCGGTTCATCAGGAACAAGCGGAACATCTGGTTCAAGTGGTACAGACGGCACCTCAGGAACATCTGGTTCATCAGGAACTAGTGGAACATCTGGTTCATCAGGAACTAGTGGTACCTCAGGTTCAAGTGGTACAGACGGCACCTCAGGAACTAGTGGAACATCAGGAACTAGTGGAACATCAGGTTCATCAGGGACTAGCGGAACAAGCGGTTCATCAGGAACTAGCGGAACATCTGGATCAAGTGGTACAGATGGCACTTCAGGAACAAGTGGAACATCAGGTTCAAGTGGAACTAGTGGAACATCTGGTTCATCAGGAACAAGTGGTACAAGCGGAACATCAGGAACAAGTGGTTCATCAGGAACTAGTGGAACCTCAGGTTCAAGTGGTACAGACGGCACTTCAGGAACTTCAGGTTCATCAGGAACAAGTGGAACATCTGGTTCATCAGGAACAAGTGGAACTTCAGGTTCATCAGGAACTAGCGGAACATCTGGTTCTTCAGGAACTAGCGGAACATCAGGTTCAAGTGGAACAGATGGCACTTCAGGAACTTCAGGTTCATCAGGAACTAGTGGAACATCTGGTTCTTCAGGAACAAGTGGAACATCTGGATCGAGCGGAACATCAGGAACAAGTGGTTCTTCGGGAACTAGTGGAACATCAGGTTCTTCAGGAACTAGTGGAACATCAGGTTCTTCAGGAACAAGTGGTACTTCAGGTTCTTCAGGAACAAGTGGTACTTCAGGTTCATCGGGAACGAATGGAACTTCAGGTTCATCAGGAACTAGTGGAACATCTGGTTCTTCAGGAACTAGTGGAACATCTGGTTCAAGTGGATCATCAGGAACTAATGGTACGTCAGGATCTAGTGGAACATCAGGAACATCTGGTTCAAGTGGTAGTTCAGGACTTGGAACAATTAACAATAATACCAACGATTTTGTTCTTACCGCAACAGGAACTGCAGGTACTATCAACGGAGAGACAAACTTAAGATTTGACGGTACAACTCTTTCAGTCCTCAATGGAGCATTAATTGTAGGTTCTGCAACAACATCAAGTACTATTGGTTTAATTAGAGCATCTAACGACGTTATTGCATTTGCAAGTTCGGATGAAAGATTAAAAGAAAATGTGGTACCAATTACTAATTCTATCGAGAAAATTAACCAAATAGGTGGATATGAGTATGACTGGATTCCTATGGAAGGAATACACGAAAACGAAGGGCATGATATTGGTGTAATCGCTCAGGAAATTCAAAAAGTTTTACCTGAAATTGTAACACGAAGAGAAAATGGTTACTTAGCGGTTAAATACGAAAGAATTGTTGCACTATTGATTGAATGTGTTAAAGAACAACAAGTTCAAATTGAAGAATTGAAAACTAAAATAAATAACATTAAATAATACAATTCCCCTCGAACATATTTATTATTATAAAAAATAAATAAACTTTGTTCGAGGGGGATATAAATTAATTTCGAAAAATGGGTTTTACACCGGCAACAGGACAGGAAATCTCTATAGGATGTGTATACACCGCTTTTGGGTTAACACCAATACCTGGATCTAATATAGGATTAAATTCAACGTTGGGTGTCAACAGACAACCTCCACAAGCGTCAGGCGTAACGGCGATTGCTTCGTCAACTGTTACAACACTTTCATCAGACATGGGTGGTTTGGATACTCCACAAAATTATTGTAGTTTTAATTTACTTTTATTTACTAACACAGCATCATTTTCTGGATATACAACAACAGATAATGCTTGTAGTGCTACTACAAGTTTCAACTTACCTATTTATTTCAGTACTTCTACTGTTAATTGGTTGGCAGCCAGCGGGAAAACAGCATACACAGATTCAGGACTTACAACTCCTTTTAATAACAATAACCGATGGTATAAGTCTGATGGTACATCAACATCTGTTTATTCTATCCAAATCAATACATCAGGTGTAGTGGCTAATGTGTTTTCGTGTCCTCTATAACAATGAATAATTAAAAATTCACATAGATAATATTCAGATATAACACTTTTTCATCTATATTTTTGTATCTAAATATTAACTTATGGAAATAGATTACAAAAATTTTTTATCAGAGTATGAACTCAAACATATTGTATGGGTTGGAATTGAGTATGATAAAGAAAAGTTAATAAGTTTTTTTGATAGGTATCAACAACTCAAATTAATACCCAAAACACATGATTCTCAAGAAGAACTTGAAATTATGGAAAATATCCTAAAATCTCACAATTCAGATAATTTACAAAAATTACAACAAAATGATTTTGATTATAGTAGATGGGCAACTATTGAAAAATTATCGAGAACCGCTTCTGTGGAGATACTTATAGACGGTAGATATTCTAAGGAAACTTTTTTAACTATTAGTAATTTACCGGTAAATGACTTCAAGTTAATAATGAAAAGAACTAAAGAACTTATTAAAATTATTAACGACACAATAACAGAATCTGATGTAGATACCTCTAATATTCCTGGTGTAAAATGAGTGTGTTCAAAAATACAATTTGGGATGGGGTACCCACTTCAGTTTCGATACTTGTTCCAACAAGAGACACGGTATATTCCCATTTTTCATATTCATTAGGAAATTTAATAAAAACTACCACACAAATGGGTATTAACACTCATCTTTTTTTTGATGCATCGACCATATTAATCAATCAAAGAGAACGTCTTATCGAACAAGCAATTGAAGTTAAGTCTGAGTGGGTATTGTGGTTAGACAGTGACATGATGTTTCCATCAACAACTTTATTGAGATTGTTGGCACATAATGAAAACATTGTTGCGTGTAATTATATGAAAAGGTCACATCCATTTAAGTCAGTAACATTTTTGAATACTAGTGATTGGGAAAGTTGGGTTCCTTTACAATCTCAAGATGAGTTACTTACCGTTGAAGCAACGGGTATGGGATGTTTATTAATGAGAACTTCGGTGTTCCAAAACTTAAGTAAACCATATTTTGAATATACTTATCAACCCATAACAAAAGATTGGTTAGGAGAAGATTTCACATTATTTAAGAAATTAAACGAATTAGGATTTCAATTGAAAGTTGATACAAATTTGAGTAACGAAATTTACCATATTGGAACACATGCGTATGGGAAAAATTTATCTGAAAACGTTCAAAAGAAGAACGAATGGAAATCTAAAAAAAAGTGAGTAATCTAAATTATTTTCATGATTACAAATCAACCCTATATTGAAAAATTCATAACGACAAACGATGGTGAGGTAGTTCCATACCTATGGACCCATGGTGCTACTAAATCACATTTGGGAGATGGGTTGATAGTATATTCTCTGATTCAACACATGAGAGCAAAAGTTTGTGTGTGTATTGGTTCAGGTGGAGGATTTATACCAAGAATAATAACACAAGCAAGGATTGATTTACATAATCAACAAATATTTGAAGGAGATCCCGACTATAATTGGGGAGACATAGGAGTTACGTATTTGGTTGATGCGTGTAATGGGGTTGGAGGGCCAACTGACATTGAAGATGAGAATTCATTTTTTAGAACCACATTTTATCCTCGTTTAATTAAATCTACATCGGTAGACGCTTATTACGATTTTTTTGTTAGACAAGATATTAAAATAGATTTTTTATTTATAGACGGAGACCATTCTTATGAAGGGGTTAAAACAGATTTTGAATTATATTCAAAAATTATTTCCGATAACGGAGTAATAGTTTTACACGACACTGATGAAAATTATGAAAAAAGTTTGATTGTTTCAGAAGATTCAAAAAAAGACCATCATCCATTCGATGGGCCATCTAAACTGATTAAAGAGTTACAACAAAGTACTGAATGGAACTTGATAAATCTACATAATTTCCGTATATTAATGGATAAACCATCATCGAGTGGTATTACAATAATAAATAGGAAATTATAATATATGAAAATATTAATAACAGGAGTTGCGGGTCTTTTAGGTTCAAGACTTTCTGATTGGATACTCGAAAACAAGACAAATGTTGAGGTAATAGGTGTAGATAATTTAAGTGGGGGTTATATTGAAAACGTAAATCCGAAAGTTAAATTTTTTAATGTTGATTGTAAATCTGATAAATTATCAGATATTTTTGAAGAGACAAAGCCGGATTACGTTTATCATTTCGCAGCATATGCTGCGGAAGGACTTTCACCATTTATTCGTAAATACAACTACGAAAACAACTTAATTTCTACCGCAAACATAGTAAATGAATGTATTAAACATGACGTAAAACGACTTGTTTTTTCATCAACTATGGCAGTATATGGACATGGTAATCCACCATTTCACGAAGATGACCAACAAAATCCTATCGATCCTTATGGAATCGCCAAGTATGCTTGTGAAATGGATGTAAGGGTTGCTGGAGAACAACATGGGTTAGATTGGTGCATCATTAGACCTCACAACGTTTATGGTATTAAACAAAATATTTGGGATAAATACCGAAATGTCTTGGGTATTTGGATGTACCAATATATGAATGGTGAACCGATGACTATTTTCGGTGATGGGGAGCAGAAAAGAGCTTTCAGTTATATTGATGATTGTTTGGAACCATTATGGAAATCTTCTCAACAAGAAAATTGTTCAAAAGACATTATAAATCTTGGAGGAACAAAATATTATACAATCAACGAGGCTAATAATACCTTAAGAGATGTTATCCGTGATGGTGAAGTAGTTTACAAAGAACAACGACATGAAGTTAAAAACGCTCACCCAACCTATCAAAAATCTATCGACCTTTTGGGGTTTGTTGATAAAACTCCTTTGTATGATGGGTTGAGTCAGATGTGGGAATGGGCGAAGAAACAACCAAAAAGAGAAAGATTTGTTTGGAGTGATTACGAAATAAATAAGGGAATATATAGTTTTTGGAAAAAATGATAAGACTGGTCACAGTTATAGGACATGGGGTAAATTTACTACCACATTTTATTAAACATTATCAAAAATATGTAAATGAGATTCAAATTGTTTGTTACAATTCAGAGTTACATCCAAACATAAGTGGTGAAGTAAAGAATCTTATATTAGGGTATGAAAATGTCAGTGTTGTAAAGGAAGTTTTCCATGATAATTTTGATTGGGAAATGGTTACAAACTTATACAATGAAGTCAAATTAAGATATAAAAATGATTGGTGGGTTGTTGCAGATATAGATGAATTTCATTTGTATCCCAAAGATAATTTACAAAGACTTATATTAGATTGTGAGTTTAATGGATGGGATATTGTTAGAGGTGGTTTCATAGACAGAATTGGTGATGGAGGAACATTCCCAAAAATCAATGAAAATGAAAGTATTTGGAAACAATTTCCTGTTATGGGATATTTTAGATACCCAATGAGTTATGCTTGTCCAAATAAAATTTGTGTCATGAGAGGGTGGGTAACGGTAACCAATGGACAACATTATGCTGCAATTAACGAACATACTACTTGGAGGTGGCAAGGATGGGGACACCCGTTGATTGCTCCAATTAATACTCATTCAGTACAAGTTCATCATTTTAAGTGGGATGAGACCTCAATAGACAGAATAAAAAAAGTTGCAGATACCAATAAAGATTATTCATATTCAGATGAGTACATGAGAATGTATAAAGAGTTGGAAAAATCTAAATTTTTAATAGATTTGAATAATGAAGAGTTTATGATTGAAGAATCATCAGGATATGATGAATTCAAAAGATATAGAAAATGGAATAATTTAATAAATAAAATAGCTTCAATATGACAGAGGAAGACAAAGAAAAAGAAAAATTGTTATTAGAACAACGTAAAGTTAAAGCCTTAGAAAAAATTGCAAACACATTGGATGCTTTAACTGTTTGGGTAGAAGAAATCGAAAAAGATGAGTGGAGTCAAAGAATCCAATACTATTTAGCGGAATTTCATAATACAATCAAACCAAAAGACCCAACCATAGATGGATAATCACAAGTTAGGAATAATTGTGCCCTATCGAGATAGATATTTTGACTTGGTAAAATTCAAAAGTCATATTACTGAATATCTATCTGATTCTGGTATTGACTATTCTCTAATTATTGTGGAACAAGATAATGAAAAGAGTTTTAATAGGGGAAAATTATTAAATGTTGGGGCAATTTATGCAAAGAGACTTGAATGCGATTACGTTGTCTTTCATGACTTAGACATGTTACCTGAGAAAGTGGATTATTCATACAGTGATATTCCTCTTCATTTGGCGACCAATCTGATAGGCACAGAAGATTTCAATAGAATTGTGTTCGACCAATATTTTGGTGGTGTAACCTTATTTCCCATAAAAATATTTGAGGAAATAAATGGATATTCTAACAATTATTGGGGATGGGGGTACGAAGACGATGATTTATTGTATAGATGTGAACAATCCAAAGTTCCTTTAGATAGTAAACAAATAAAATTGGAAGGGGGTAATACCGCCGCTCTAAAGTTCAATGGAAAAAATGCATATGTTAAATCATCAAATATTTTTGATTTCATAAATCAAACAAGTTATAATCCTGACGGAAAAATAACAATTTTTGTTTCTTTTTGTCCCGATGATTTGGAGTTGGATAAAGATAAAGATGAAGATATTATGTCAGTATTTTCTATACCTGGTTATGATTGTACCATAACTTATAATTCATATAGGAGGTATACTTTTCAAATATTCACTGACAATAAGAGAGTAGTTTTCATTCACAGTGACATCTTACCCAATTTCAAAACAAACATCACGATTACTATAGATAAGAATGAAAAAGAATTTTCAATGTATCAAAATGGAAAACTTGTTGGGGTAAAAAGAATTGGAACTTTTTATGACTATTCGAAAGAGTCTCATTTTTATTTAGGTTGTGGAAATCCACACAGAGAAAAAGATAATAACTATTTCAAAGGGACTATAAGTTCTTTCGCAGTTTACAATGATATATTGGAGGAAGATGAAATTGAAGAACTATCCAAAAATCAATTTTTTGGACTAACTCAAAACTTCGGAAATTATAGGTCAGATTATAAATTAATTTTAAACTACGATGCTAAATTTATCAAAGGCTACCAACTAATAGATTTAAGTGAAAAAGGTAATAATGGATGGATTTATAATTGTGAAATTATTGGATATACGTTTGACGATTATAAAGAAATAAAAATACCTCACCGTAGAGAATCAACATTTAAGTTATTACCACATGAAGAGAATGGATATGAAAACGGAGGGTGGAAAAATCAAACAACTAGATATAATCAACTTAGATTTCATAATGAAGTTTTGATTAACAGTAACCAAATCAAAAGTAATGGCCTTTCGACTTGTAAATTTAGAGAATTCGGTAAGGAAACTGTCGATAATATTATACACATTAACGTAGGAATATGAAACCAAAATTAGGAATCTGTATCCCATACAGAAATAGAAAAGAACATATCGAGGAATTAATACCTCGCCTAACAGAACATCTGAATAAAATGGACATCCCTCATAAGTTTTACGTGGGACATCAAGTGGATGATAAGTTGTTTAACAGAGGTGCAATGAAAAATATTGCGGCATATCACGCCTTCGAGGATGGTTGTGATTACATTGCTTGGCACGATGTTGATATGGTTCCTCATGATGATAATTGTGACTACTCTTATCCAGGTGATAATCCTGTTCATATTGCGACCAAATTATCAAAATACGAATATAAACTTGGATACGAACAATATTTTGGTGGAGTAATTCTATTCAACAAAGACCAAGTTGAAAAGACAAATGGATATTCAAATGATTATTGGGATTGGGGACAAGAAGACGATGATTTGTTTTGGAGGGCGTACTATGAAAGATTAACAACATATAAAATCTTCAAAAAATCTGAAAACAGAAGAGTTGCGGAATTTAATGGTAATGATTCATTTTTAGCATTAAGGACAAATCGAGAAATTAGTTCTTGTTTACACCAAGACCACACCATATCAATATTATTCAATGCTAATCAACAACCCGAAAAAGTACCAATTTGGTTAGTTGGAGATGAAGAAAAAAAGTTTATTGAATACCCATTAATTAGAAAAGATGGAAGCCACAATTGGGGTATTTCTTTTAATAACTCAAGAGCCGTCACTTCAATAGTCTATGATAGGGACGATACACATCATTATAATTACGCAAAAAGATTTGAGAATGAATGGACATGGGTGACTGTGACGTATGACTCAGAAAATGGGGATTCATACCTTTACATCAATGATGAATTAAATTACAACGTAAATGGAGTTAAAGAATCAATACCATTACACATTGATAAAAAATTAAAGACTCATGATGCGGTCAAAGCAATACTACTTGGAGTATGTACTCTTACTGGTGTTTTCTTAAAAGGTAAGATTGCTGAAGTCAAAATTTACAATAAGTTTTTTAAAGATGTAAATTCGATTTTTGAAGATAATAATGATTTAGTACTTCATTATAATTTTAATGAATCGGATAAAGATTTAGTGAATGATTGTGAATTATACAATAATAATACTATCTTTATAAACGAAGATATTGAAGTAAAAGATTTAGTTTTACCTTATCGGAGACAATGTTCTTTTGATTGTATTTACCATGAAGATGAAGGATTTGTAAATGGAAAATGGGCAAAAGGTGAGACAACGGCAAGAAATGAGAAAAGATTTGTTACTGAAATGCAACAAAATAAAATTAATTATAAAGAAGAAGGATATAATAAAATATTGGACGTGACTGAATTAATAAATGTTGATGAGTCATTATATCCAAACACAAGGTTTATAAATGTAATAATGAAGTAATGAAGATAGAGTATGAAAAACCTTGGTTTTTAAAACCAAAATTAGGTGAAGACCAAACTAATATTGTTATGAATTCTTCATATACTATTAGTTTATCATTTAATGTAGGTGAAAATTATAAAAAGGATAATAAAATAGGATTTTTTGGAATTCCTGGTAAAAACTTTGGAGTTGGTTATGACTATGTAAAAAAACTATTTGTTTTTGAATTTTGGACTAAAGACTCAAAAGGGAGTCCTGTTTTTAATTGTTATACATACGAGTCAATTACTGAAAAAATGTATAATAAAAAAACAAATATAACATTAACTTATAATGGTTCCGAATATAAGATATTTTTTGATTTTAAATTATTGGATTTAATAAAGTCTGATTCTTTACTAATTGATGATTATATTAATGAACCAATTTACATTGGTTGTCATAATATTGATAGTATAAATCAGTCACATAAAAATTTGACTGAAATGGACGTATTTCATTTTTCAATTTTCAAAACACATTTGCCAATTAACGAAGTTAAAATGTTTGTTAACAATACAAACCGTAACTTAAATAAGTTTAGTGATAATCTCTTGTGTATTTTTGATTTTGAATCTCAAAATGGGGATGAATTTATTATTTTGGACGACTATAAAGACAAGTACTTTTTGAAGAAAAAGAATAAAAATTCTAGTATAGGATTTGAAATTGCAAAAAAGAAATTGGATGATGTTGGATGTGGTTTTTGTTTAGCAAAATGGACACAGGTGACAATGCATTTACACAATGGCACAACCCATTCTTGTCACCACCCTGAACCACACAAGGTTAGTTTGGAAGAATTATCACGTAATCCAACAGCGTTACACAATAGCAAAATAAAAAAAATTGCTCGAAAAGAGATGTTGGAAAACAAACGGCCAAGTGAATGCTCATATTGCTGGAATGTCGAAGATAATTCAACCTCATTTTCTGATAGAGTATTTAAGTCATCTGAACCATGGTCCGAGCCTTTTTTCGATGAAATTTCCAAGTCTAATTGGAGAGATAATTACAATCCAAAATATGTTGAAGTGAGTTTTTCAAACACTTGTAATTTCAAATGTGCGTATTGTGGACCAGAGTATTCTTCAAAGTGGATGGAAGAAATAAATGACCACGGGCCATACAAACTTTCATTCGATTACAATGGGATACAACGTATGGAAGAACGTAATACTAAACCATACAAACATTCTGAAAATAACCCCTATGTTAATAGTTTTTGGGAATGGTTTCCAGAACTTTATAAAAGTATGGATACATTTAGAATTACTGGAGGAGAACCTTTATTATCAAAAGATACTTGGAAAGTTTTAGATTTTATTTTAGAAACAGATGAACCGAATAGAAATCTTAAATTATCAATAAATAGTAATTTAGGGGTACCTGATAATTTGATTGATAAATTAATAGAGAAACTTGATAAAATTATTAAAAATGATTTAGTTAAAGAAATTATCATATTTACATCTTGTGATGGGTACGGGATTCAATCTGAATATACCAGATATGGAATGAATTTTGAAAAATTATTCAATAATATAGATAAGGTATTATCCGCATTGCCAAAGATTACCGTGGTTGTAATGTCGACGTTCAATATTTTTAGTGTTTTTTCATATGAATCATTAATTAAAAAAATACACGAATTAAAAATTAAACATTTTAATCCACACAGATATTGGAGTTCTTCAATTATATTAGATACATCTTATTTAAGACAACCTTCTTTTATGAGTTTTAGGTTACTTAAAGGATATATCAGTGAGGATTTTTTTGATAGGTGGATAAAATATATGAAGTTCAATTCTACTTACAGAAGTTTGAATTTTCTTCAAATGCAAACTGTTGAAGATGTTGGATTCTCTACTCAAGAAATAGAAAAAGTTTCACGGTTAAGAGATATTTTTGTGTCAGATAAAAATTCAGATGATTCCTCATTATTGCAACATAAGATTGACCTTAATACTTTTGTGAAACAATATGAATCACGAAGGGGATTAAAAGTGTTAGATATTTACCCTGAAATGGAATCCTTTTTTAAAAAAATTGATAATGAAAATACGATATAAACAACCATATTGGATTAAATTTAGATGGGACATTAGTGAAAACCCTGATGACCAATACGTCACGCAGTTTAACAAAAGTACTAATGATGAGTTCATAAACTTTTTACATAATAAATCTTTTATAATCAGTTCTACTTTTAAAATTGAAAAAACATTTGAAAGAGATGATATTGCAATGGTATATGGGAAACCTGGAAAACCAATTGGGCTTTCCTATAATACATCAAGTCAATCTATAGCATTCGAATATTGGGTTACAAGTAATGGTATTGATGAGTTTAGGTATTTTAATATGATAGGTGTTGATAAGGACGATGTTGAAAATGGAGTAACAATTACAATTGTAAGGGAGAATGATATATTAATTGCTTATAAAAATTTTGAAGAAATTAATAGAATGGAACTTGTTGGTGAGTTTGTTGAGGATTATAAAATACCTGAATTATTTTTAGGATGCGCTAGCCCACAGTCTCAAGAAAAAAAACATAGATATCATTGTGAAGTGGATTATGAATTTTTTTCAATTTTAAAAAACGAAAGTGATATTGAAAAAATTAAAGAACTCCACGAATTTAAAAATGAAAAATTGATAAGTAAGGATTACTATGACAACATTCTTTGTTTATACGATTTTAAAACAATTAATAATATTGGAATAGTTTACGATGAATCAAAAAATACAAATTTTTTGGAGAGGGTTCCGAGTGAATTTGTGTTATAATTAAAAAAAATAATATATATTAAAAAAAAAGAAAATGTCAGAGCAGTTAGCAAATTGGAGAGATAAACATTTAAATTCTGTGAGTTGTAGCTTTTGCGCCGCAAAATGGTATAACGTAAGTTTACACTTAGGTCATGGATTCACAAATTCTTGTCATCTTCCACTACCACATCCTATTGATTTGGAAAAAATCAAAACAAACCCATCCGCATTACATAATACTGATTTCAAAAAAGAGATTAGGAAAATGATGTTGGAAGGTACTAAACCCGCGGAATGTTCATACTGTTGGAAGATTGAAGATATTGGTAGAAATAATATTTCTGACCGCGTATACAAAAGCCAAATCTACACTGAAGAAGAAATCGAAGAGCTTAAACATCTTCCTTGGGATGCGGATATTACACCAAAGACAATAGAGGTTAGTTTTGATCGTACTTGTAATTTCGCGTGTTCATACTGTAACTCAGGATATTCAACAACTTGGGGAAAAGACATAAAAAAGAATGGGGCTTATCAAAAGTTTAAGACGACAAGTGCGGGAGCATATTACGCTGATGGATCTTGGTCTGAAATCTATGGTAAACGCAATGAAAATAATCCATATGTTACGGCATTTTTAGAGTGGTGGCCTGATATAACAAAAACATTACAAGAAATTAGAGTAACAGGAGGAGAACCTATGCTGAGTCACAATTTTTGGCAGTTTATGGAAGAGGTTAAAAAGTATCCATCACCAAATTTGAGAGTTGCGGTTAATTCTAATTTAGGAGTAAATCAAGAACTTATTGATAAATTAATTAATGTAACTCAGGAAATTAATGTTAAGGAGTTTGATATATACACCAGTTGTGAGGCTTACGGTGCGCAAGCGGAGTATATAAGAGATGGTTTGAATTACGAAGTTTGGAGAGAAAACTTGGTTCAAGTAATTGAAAATGCGAATATTAGACAAGTCGTCATAATGATGACGATTAATAGTTTATGTTTATTTAGTATTACTGAGTTTTTAGATGATATGTTAATATTAAAGTCTAAGTATGGGAGTCACAAACCTATTGTTGACTTTAACATTCTTAGATGGCCAGCATTTATGTCTCCATTAACTTTACCTGATGACATCAAACACGACTTACATGGTAAATTATCGATGTGGTGGAGAAAAAATAAAAAAAATCCATTGATTAATATGCATGAAGGTGCCCAAATTCAACGTCTGATTGATTATATTGAGGTTGTAAACCGAGGACATAATACAACTGAATTGGATATGGAGATGCAATTTCACGACTTTAAAAGTTTTTATACTCAATATGATAAACGAAGAAAGAAAAGTTTTGTTGAAACTTTTCCTGAGTTAGAAGATTGGTATAATTCCCTTGTTGTTGATGAAACAATACCTAATGTAAAAGTAACAGATGGTCGAATCACACATTATGAACCAGGTGTATATATTTCAGATAAAGAAAATTATAATAAATAAATGTTTAAATATTAAATAAACAATTAGGTGGCAGAATACGAAAGAACATTACGATGGTTAGAACCTTTTGGAGGGTGGAGAGGATTTACAACGGATACTGGACTTTGTAATAGAATATTTCATTGGGAAGTGGCATATGAAATCAATAAACAAAACAATTTCAAATATTACATTTTATTAGAAGAAAAATATTGGCCTGAAAATAAATTAATAGATTTACCGACAACGAAAACAATATCAAATATTGAAGGTGACCCTCATGAAGTTGAAAAATTAAAATTTATTGCAGTTTATGATACAATTAATAAAAAAATAAACACAGCGAAGCCATTATATTCAGATAATGTGGAAAAAATGTTTAGAGAAGGGAATTTAAAGATTGAAGGCGAAGGACATTTTTATAGTAATTTTGGATATAAAGAATTGTCAAACTTATATTTACCTGAAGTATTCGAAAAAATAGAAAGGCCGTTATCGAAAATAAAACTAAAACACAGAAGTGTTGAAGAGTCTATTATAAATGAAATGAAAAATGTTGTTGGTATTCATATTAGAAGAGGTAATGGTATACCATATACCGTAGATGATTTAAATAGCCTTCCTGAAAATAAAAGAGATAAATTTAGTTTAATTAAAAGAACAATATCAGAACAATCACATTCATCGTATTCATTTCATAGAGATGACTTATATTTTAACATTATGGATAATATGTTAAAAATAAATCCAAATCAAAAATTTTATATTAGTACGGATGTACCAAATGATATCATGGATTATTTTTATACAAAATATAAAAATAACTTAGTAGATAAAACCTTCGTTTTAAATGTTGTTTATGATTATATTTTGAATTCAGGATTTAAAAAAAGTGATTTTGTTTATGGCAATGTTGTTGAAAATTTAGTCGATTTATTTTCTTTGTCATACACTTCTTTTTTGGTAAAGGTACCAACATCAACATGGTCAATTTTTGCCGAAAATTATACAAATAAAGAAAGTGTATTTGTTACTGATGATTGGGAAAAAACAATCAGGGAGAAATACATCAAAACATTAAAAATGATGTAAAATGTACAAAGAATGGCCGTTAGGGCAATTACCTGAAGAACTACAAAGATCAGAATTACAACAACTGAAAAATATGGGTTATAGTTGGAATAACCCAAATGAAATTATTAATATTTTTGAATCTAACATTGCCGATTTTTGCGGATCGAAATATGCAGTTGTGGTTGATTGCTGTAGCAATGCTCTTTTTCTCATTTTAAAATATATAAATGACCCTCAAAAATTAAAAATACCGTATTACACGTATGCATCGGTACCGATGCAAATTTTGCACGCGGGTTATGAATTTGAATTTATTGAAAACGAGTGGTCAGGAGTTTATAAATTAGATCCACTTGACGTTTGGGATGGTGCGGGAAGGTGGACAAAAGGAATGTACCAAGGAGGATTTCAAGCGTTATCATTTCAAATGAAAAAAAGGCTTCCAATCGGAAGAGGTGGGGCAATTTTGTGTAATGATTATGATGCCTATAAATGGTTTAAGAGGGCTTGTTATGATGGTCGTAATTTAGGAAAAAACTATATGGATGATGATATTGAATTTTGTGGTTGGCACATGTATATGACACCAGAGGATGCCGCAAGGGGTCTAATCCTCATGAGTAAAATATCTGAAATTAACGATGATTCCCACAGTCATAAAAGTTATAAAGATTTAAGATCGAATACTGTTTTTAAAAATGAATAATTTACTATTGGTGCAGGTTGTCGATAAGTACGGACCTAATAGTTTTTTACCACTAGCAATTAGTTATCAATGGATGTATGCCCAGACAAGTGAAATAGTAAAAAAAAATTTCAGGGTTTTGGATGTAATCATTGAAAAAAAAACACCAAAAAAATACGTTGAAAGTTTAGATTTTGAACCACATATTGTTGCCCTTAGTAGTTATGTTTGGAATTGGAATTATAATAGAGAACTATCGAAAGAAATAAAGAAGAAATATCCTAATTGCTTAATTATAACAGGAGGACCAAACGTCGATAAAAGAGACGTGGATTTCTTTAAGAAAAATGAAATGTTTGATATTGCAGTTCTTGGTGAGGGTGAAATCGCATTTAAAGAAATCTTAGAAAGATATTTAAAAAATAAAAATTATGATAATATACCACATGTTTTTCCAAAAAGCGGAAAATTATGTGAGCTACCATCAAGATTAAATAATTTAGAAATAATACCAAGTCCAATACTTTCTGGATTTTATGATTGGATTATTGAAAAAGTAGAAAAGGAAAATGGACCTCAAATATGGCAGGTGACATATGAAACACTAAGGGGGTGCCCATATAAATGTGCTTTCTGTGATATTGGTGATGAATATTGGCAAAAAATTAAAACATTTGATTTAGAGAGAGTGTATAACGAAATAGATTGGATGTCTGATAAAAAAATTGAATATGTCAGTGTTTGTGATTCAAATTGGGGGATGATGGAAAGAGACAAAGACATTACAAAATATGTTATTCAAAAAAAGTTGGAGACTGGATACCCTAAATTTTGGGATGTAACGTGGGCTAAATCAAATGTTGAACAAATATATGAAATTGCCACCATGGATAATGATGCTAAAAGTAGGCTTTTTAAGGGAATAACATTTGCAATGCAAAGTTTCAATACTGATACATTAATTGCAACAAACAGATTTAATTTAAAACAAGATAAAGTGTACTCGTATTTACAAAAATATCGAGAACAAAATATTTCAACATATAGTGAATTAATTTGGCCAATGCCAAACGAAACCTACGATACATTAAAAATAGGAATCCAAAAATTAATTGATTTAGGACAAAAAGATTTTTTAATGGTTCATCCATTAGTGTTAACCTACAATGCCACGATGGGTCAACCATGGTATATGGAAAAACATGGTTTAAAATATGAAACGGTTCCTTTAGATACGTTTTATTTAAGCGTTGAAGATTTGGAAAACTACATTATAGAACATACTTGGGGGGTAAAAGCAACTAGTACTGCAAGTGAAGAGGAGGTTTTTAAAGGACACTCATTTTCACATTTATTAATTGTTTTATATTATTACGGGTGGGCGCATTATCTATTAGAATATCTTTTTAATAAATATGGATACAAACATATTGATGTGATTGAAAAAATGTTGTTATATTTTACTAATAATCCCGAAACTTTAATTGGGTCTGAAATAAAAAAAACCGATGAATCTTTAAAATCGGTATTCTATAATAATGGGTTTTGGGGTCGACAAGTATTAGGTGAGAATGATATATTTTGGGAGTACAAAAGTGCCACTAGTATTGTTTTTCACCAAAACAGGAATACCTTACGACAGGAATTTATGAAATTTATTAATGATGTGTTTAATATGGATTTAGAAGATGTAATTCAATTAAATATGGACATGTGTTTTGATTATAGAACTTCATATCCTATAACCAAAAAATATTCAAAAGATACTTTGAAGTATTGTTTAAATTTAGAGGAAAATTTATTACATTTAAATCATTATGATAGCATAACAAATTTTGATGAAAAAACTTTTTTTCATACTGCATATCATTATCAAAGAAAAAATAGATATTGGAAATGTCACTTTTCAGAATTTCAAATGAATCCCCTATAATCAAAAATTTTGGTTTATCTAATCAAAAAATATACTTCAATTCAACAGATTATGAAGAACTTTATCAGAAAAACAAAATTGAGAAAGGTTCCGATTGGTATTATTATGACAATGAAATTGAATATAAATTTAATTCGTGGGGATATAGAACAAAAGAATTTGATGACTTAGAGAAAGATTATCTATTAACATTTGGGTGTTCATATACAGAAGGTATCGGATTACATTATGAGGATATGTGGTCCACCAAGTTATCCAAGGTTTTAAATTTGGATATTTTTAATTTGGGGTCAGGAGGAAATGGACCAGATTTTCAAATGTATAATACAATTTTATTTTTTAATTATGTTTTAAAATTAAATAAACTACCTAAGTTGGTGGTATATCAATGGCCAGAAATACATAGAACAACATTTGCGTTTAAGTCACAAGAACATAATGGAATAGAGTTCCAACCATTTTCTGGCGCAATACCTGAAGAATGGTATCCACAAAATTCATTAGAATATGGGTCATGGTATTTTTATAGTTACTTAGAAAATCGTGGGGAATTAATAAAAAATACTAATTTTAGCCCAATGACCGTAGACGCTCTTTGGAAATCCGCAGGTGTTAAAGTTTTACATTGGACATATTCTAGTGATTTTAAAATGATACACAAAGAATTTTTTATTTCGAATAATGTTGATTTAATAAATGTAATTGACGATAGTAATACTAAAGCCAGAGATTGTGCACACAATGGTAAAGAGGCACAAGATATAGTAATAAAATATTTACTAAAAAAATTAAATTTTAATGGTATCAGTTAATAATGAATGGGGCAGATTAAGGGAAATAATTGTTGGAACAATTGATAATGCAAACATGCCTACCCACGGTAAAGATTTACATTGTGTTAATTACGCAACTGAAACTGAGATACCAAAAGATGAAATTGGATTTTGGGATAAACAGGTTTATGATGAAACACAAGAAGATTTAGAAAATCTTTCTAGTTTACTAACTAATATTGGGGTAAAGGTTTATAGACCATCCCCGATTGATACGCAAAAAGTTGTTTCTAACGGTTATTGGGAAACAACACAGTATTATACCTTTTGTCCACGAGACACTGTAACCGTAATTGGCAATAATATATTAGAATCTCCAATGTCTCTCAGATCGAGACAATTTGAAACCGATTGTTTTAGGGACATTTTTATAAAAAAAATGGAAGAAGGGGCCAATTGGGTCAGTGCTCCCAAACCAAGATTGTTAGATTCAATGTATCAAAGAGAAGATTTGTCTAAAATTACTTTGAATAATCATGAACCCGTATTTGATGCCGCTAATATACTTAGGTGTAATAATGATATACTGTATTTGGTATCTAACACTGGAAATTTAAAAGGGGCCAAATGGTTACAAAATTTTTTAGGGAAAGACTATAGAGTACATACAATTGAAAACGTATATTCTTATATTCATATAGATTCAACAATTGCATTATTACGTGAAGGACTTTGTTTATTAAATCCTGAAAGAGTAAATGAAAATAATATACCTGATTTTTTAAAATCATGGGATAAAATATGGTGTCCACCTATGGTTGATATTGGGTACCATAAAACAATAAGGGCATCTGTTTGGATTGGTGTTAATTTATTATCTGTTGATGAGAATACTGTAATTGTGGACAACAGACAAATAGAATTAATAAAAGAATTGAAAAAATATAATATTGACACGTTGGATTGTAAAATAAGACACTCTAGAACTTTGGGTGGGTCATTTCATTGTGTTACAACAGAATTATCAAGAGATTAATATGAAATTTTTATTATTAGGAGGTGGTGGTTATCTCGGTAGCGTATTATCTGAATTAATTTCGGAAAGACGGCAGGAAGTCATAGTGTATGATACGTTTAAGTATTGGAACGTGAATAACAATCCGCAAAATGTAACATATATTAAGGATGACCTTACAAACATAACAAATCACTTGGATAAATTTCAAAATGTTGATTATGTATTGTATATGGCGTCACCAAGGTTCGGTGAGGTTAGAGACGACTTGCACATTACCTCAGAGATTTTATTAATGGATCACACATTGAAATGTGTTAGGAAGGTATCTCCAAATTATAAATTAATATTTTTTAGTAGTTGCAGTGTTTACGGAAATACCAATGATGTTGTTGATGAAAATACTGAATTGGTACCGACCACCATGTATTCTAAATTAAAAATAGAGGGTGAAAAACAAATTTTGAATTCCGATATTAAAAATTATTTAATTGTGAGATTAGCAACTTTATATGGTGTGGGAATTATTGAAAGGGATGATTTATTGATTAATAATATAGTAAATGATATTAAGAACAACAAAAAGATTCAGATATATGAGCCAGAAGCCTATCGACCAAATTTAAATGTTAAAGATTGTGCTGAAATCATTTTCAGACTATGTGCAGAAAATATAGAAAACAAGGTAATAAATGTTGGTTATAATAAATTTAATATAACTAAAACACAATTAATACATAAAGTTGAACAATCAATAAATAAAAAAATTGATGTGGATTTTGTGGATGATGGGTTAGAATTTAGATCTTATTACGTTAACTTTGATAAGTTAGAAAAATATATTTTAAACTTCTCACCAAAATTATTGGAAAGGGGTATATATGAGATATTCTTTAAAGAAAAACTTGTTTTTGGGTTAGAAGAATATGACTCGATATTAGGTTGCCCAAGACCAAATGGGTCGAGTAGAACTTGGTATTTGGAAGAAGAGGGGAGATTAGATATACCCAAAATGTGGGGTGTGTGGAATTTGATGGACGTAAATAGTAACTATAAACTTTTCGGGCATGGTACATATAAAGACCAAGTAGCACCAAATTTTTATGAAGAATTTGTAGATTTTAGACAAAAAGAAAAAATAAATGATGAAACATACATTTATCTTATAAATGTTTTTCATCCTAATTTTTTTATAAGAAACGAAAAAATTGGATTCAAGTGTATTTCAGAAAAATATATAAAAGATATAAAATCAGGATTATGTAAATTAGTTTTAGTAAACGGTTTAGAAGGTTATATTGGTTGTGAAAATAATAATGATTTAGAAATATTAAATTCTTGGATAAAAGAATTAGATATTCCATCAGAATTTGTTTTTTTATTAAGTGGTAATTTAATTATAGAAGAAGTCGCAAAAAGTAAAGGGATGGATTTTAAGTGTATTCCGATTTCAATATTTGATAATTGGGTCAATTATCACGTGATGAGAGAAAAAACCGAATCAATACCATTCAATCCCAGAGACAATAAATTTCTATATTTATCCTACAATAGAAATGTAAGACCTCACAGAATACATTTTTTATCTAATATTTTATCAAAAGATTTATTAGATGTAGGTAAGGTGAGTTTGAATCAATTTCAATATGTTCAAAATTTACCCGATGATCACCCAACTAATCAATTACAAAAAAGAGCCCCAATTGAAATTGATAGAGGGTTAGATTATAATTGGGCAAATGATATTGCAATTCAAGACCACGAAGATACATTTATTTCGATTGTGACTGAAAGTTTGACAGATAAATATACACTTTTTTTATCTGAAAAAATATGGAAACCTATTTCTTGCGGTCACCCATTTATGGTATTAGGTAATAAAGGAACCCTCAAAAAACTAAAAGAGCTTGGGTTTAAAACTTTTGACAAGTGGTTTGATGAAAGTTACGATAATGAGGAGGAAATGAGTATTAGGTCAGAAATCATAATAAATGAAATTGAAAAATTTAAAAATAAGACGGTTGATGAATTAAAACAGATTAGAAATGAAATGTCTGAAATTTGTGAACACAATAGAATAAATTATCTTCAAATGGTTACATATAAGTATACTTTTAACGGTGATAGTATGAATAATTATAAAGAAATACTATCATTACTAAATCAAATAAAATTAGGCATAATATGAAAATAGGATTTATTGGGGTTGGAAAATTAGGTAAAGACGCTGCGGAAGTGATGTCATATCATCACGATGTAATTGGTTATGATATACAAAAAGTTGATACAGATAGGTTTGATGTGGTTGACTCTATTGAGAATGTCTGTAAAGATAGAGAATTAATCTTTATTGCAGTCCCAACCCCACATCATATTGATTACGATGGTCGATATCCTACATCACATTTAGAAAATAAAGACTTCGATTACTCTATCGTAAAAAGTGTATTGACTGAGGTTAATAAGTTTGCAAACAAAAATCAATTAGTCATTTTAATTTCTACAGTACTTCCAGGTACAATTAGAAGGGAATTCATTAGTTTATGTGATAATTTTAGATTTATATACAATCCATATCTAATTGCTATGGGTACTGTTAAATGGGATATGGTTAATCCTGAGATGATTATTATTGGGACCGAGGATGGAACCACAACTGGTGACGCTAAATTACTAATAGATTTTTATAAAACATTTGTAAAATTCGACACCCGATACGAAGTGGGTACGTGGGATGAGGCGGAAGGAATTAAAATCTTTTACAACACATTCATTTCAACTAAAGTCGCACTTGTTAATATGATTCAAGATGTTGCGGAAAAATTGGGTAATATCAATGTTGACGTTATTACAGGAGCCTTAGAAAGAAGTACTAATCGAATATTAGGGCCTGCGTATATGAAAGCGGGAATGGGAGATGGTGGGGGATGTCACCCAAGAGATAACATAGCGTTAAGATACTTAGCGGAAAATTTAAATTTAGGTTACGATTTGTTTGATTCCATAATGACTGCTAGAGAAATACAATCAAAAAACATGGCAATTAAATTGGTAAATTTATCTAAAAAATATAATTTACCTATTGTTATTTTAGGTAAATCATATAAACCTGATGTGGATTATATTGATGGGTCATCATCAATTTTAGTTGGTTATTATGTGGAGAAATTAGGTGTGGAGGTTAAATATGACGTAGAGGTACCTATTGACGCAATTTATCTTTTGGCACATTATGGTAAACATCATAATTATAATTTTACAAAAAATTCTATTGTTTTAGATCCGTGGAGAAAATATAAAAATGATGACATTGAAGTGATTCATTATGGAAACACAAGAATTAAAAAAGGAACTTAATTTAGTGTATGATGATTGGATTGATGAGGTTCCGTTACCAAATGGTAACAAAATATTTCCACAATATAATTTAGGGATAGGTGAATATATTTCTGAAACATATAACTTGAACGTAAAATACTTTAAACTGGAACATATAAAAAAAGAACCAAACAAAAAATTTTTTTATATCATTCAACACACAAGTATAAGACTTGATTCAATATTATCACCTGAAATGATTATTTCAGAAATAATTCTAAAATTGTTTCATGAATGTGAAAACTTAAATATCTTATTTTTAGACGCTCATGAAAGTTATTTAAATACAGATTTTTTGATGTTAAAGAATGTTATAGAAAAAAATAAAATAGATGAAAAGAGATTTTATATTATCAATAATAACCATTTAACAGAAAAACAAATAAAAAAAAATAATTTAAATATTAATTATCACTCAAACATCTTAATACCACTTGGATATGTTTGTTCCGTTCAAAACAAAAATATTATTACTAATTTTATTATAAACAAAGTAGGTAAATTTTTTATTTGTTTAAACAATATGAAAAAAATACATCGTCTGATTCTTTTATCTAATTTAAAAAAATTAGAAATAATAGATGATGTTAATTGGTCCTATAGAGACGGTAATAACAATTTTAGTAATCGTAATTATAATAATTTTAAAGATATTTTAAGTGAGAATGATTTTAATTATCTTAAAAACGATATTCTTTTTTTTAATACTATTGAATTAAAAAATGCTGATTTTGAAAACGATGTTACTGATTTACCATTCATTGGTCACATTTCTGAAATTGTAAAAGACCAAGAAAACTCATATATTAATATAGTTTCAGAATCTTTATTTTTGGAAGAAGATGTTGTACAAATAACAGAGAAATCATTGAAACCTTTTTTTTATTACCAAATACCAATATTTTGTGCAACACGTCATCATGTAAAATCCCTGAAAGAAAAATACGATTTTGATTTGTTTTCAGATATTGTTAATCATGATTATGATAATGAATATGATAATGTAGAAAGAATGAAAAAACTTATATTGGAAATAAAAAGACTAAATAACCAAAAAGAAGAAATTAAAAAAATATATCCATCTTTGGAAGAAAGGATGAAATTAAATAAAATTAAATTATTTAATATTCTAAAAAATAAAGATGACGAAAATTTTATAAAAAATATGTGCAATGAATAAAAATATTAGACTTGTTTTTGAAAAATGGGATGGGGATAAACCATTACCTAATTGTTCCGAATTTTTCGGTTCAGACGGATTTAGGTATGAGGATGGGTTTTTCGATTTTTATGAAAGATTTTACTACAGTTTGGGAGCATATGAAAGATACTCACTTCCAAGGACTTTCAATAAAATACAGGACGTATACGACAATAAAAATTTAAAATATTACTTTTTTATAAAAACGGCTTTGTCCATCGATCAGATGTTCAAGGAAAGAAATCTTTCTTTTTCTGTAGAAGTATTAAACTGTTTGAGAAGTTGTGAAAATTTCTCAGTTGTTTTTTTAACTGAACATGAAAGTGACGATGAAATGGGATATGTAGAGTTGAAAAATTATATTACCAAAAATAAGTTAAGTGATAATCAATTTATGCTCTTGAATAATAATGGAAACTTTCAAATGTACAATGAGAAGTATAATGGAAATATCTGTTTCAATCAGTTACAACTAATACCAATCACAAGCACTAGTATTTTTTCTGATTTGAAACCACCGTTAATAACTGAAAAAACTGGCAAACTATTCATATGTCACAACAAATCATCTAAACCTCATCGATATGCGACATTAGCATTACTACATAAAAAGGGTTTGATTGATGATGTAAATTGGTCTTTGGTGACTGGTCAAATACGACCACCAGAAGATTATGTTTGGTTAAATGAGGTTTTACCTACTGATATTGTTAATAGTTGTGAAAAAGAAATAAAAGAACTTTTTTCAATAAAGGTGAAAGAAAGTGATTATGAAATAAATAAAAAGTATTTTAATGAAAATGGAGATATAATTTTTGATAAAAATGAATTTCCAAAATTAGGAGATACTGCTATGGAATCGGGGGGATTGTTGATACCTGAAGATAGTTTTTCATATATGAATTCATATATAAATATTGTCACAGAATCTCAGTTTAGGGACGATTTTAATGTTATTCATATCAGCGAAAAATCATTTAGACCATTTGCGTATTATAATTTACCTCTGATTGTTGCTACTCAGAATCATATCAAATATATGAAAGATAAATATGGATTCGATTTTTATGAAGATTTGATAAATCACGATTATGATAATGTGAAATCAATAGGTGGTAGAATAACAATGTTAATTGATGAAGCAATTAGGTTAAAAAATAACAAAGAAGATGTTATAAAATTTTATAAACAAAATACTCATAGATTAATAAAAAATCAAAAAATTGTTAGTGAAATTAAAAACAATCATGATGATTATGAATTGTTCAAAAGGTTAATGTCATGAGATTAATTTGTTTTGGAGATAGTTGGACTGCGGGTCATGGTATTGAGACTAATATTGAATACAAAGAAACCGCAACTCCACCCATTTTTATTGAAAAACTTAGAAACCAAAATTCTTGGCCAAGATGGACATCGGAAAAATTAGGTGGTATTGAATATGTAAATATGGGTGTTTGTGGCTATGGGAACGAATATATTTTTCGTGAAATTGAATCTGCAATAAACCATAATTTTATTGAAAAGACTGACATTATTATTGTTATGTTTTCTTACCCTTATAGGTACACGGGAGATACCTATACAGTTATTGAAGTTTACAATAAAATTGAGAATATCCTTAATGGGTATAAACACTTTTATTTTAATTCATTTTTCCCAACATTTAAATATGAAACAGAAATTGACATAAAGGAACTATCATCTTGTTTTATAAGCCCAAATAAAACCGTTTCAGACATATTAAAAGAGTATGAACTAAATAATGATATATCTGTTTGGGAACATAATAGTAGATTAGTATGGAATGATGAAAAAAATTTTTACGAAGGAGATTACCACCCAAATCTTCTTGGGTACAAAATAATTGGACAATACATATATGAGAGTATTACAGATAAATTATGACAACTCAACATTATTTAATTGAAAAATATCTGAATGATTTTACAAAAAAAATTGGTAAGTATAATCCCACGTTGCCATCTGAAACCAATTACTATGCTGTTATAGTTGAGCCAAGAATTGACCCCAAAATGCTATCAATTATAAAAAATCATTTATTTTTTCTAAATGAAACTAATTCAAATATAAAATGGGGATTACAGGTTTTTCATGGTATTGACAATAGAGAGTATGTATACGATATCTTAAAAGATATTAAGAATGTAAAATATGTTAATACAGGAGTCAAAGATTTTACTAAAATAGAATATAACCAATATATAAAATCTAATGATTTTTGGTCACTTGTTGAGGGAGAAAAAATATTAACATTTCAATTAGATACTTTACTACTACGATTCGGAATTGATGAATTTTTAGACTATGACTATATAGGGGCACCATGGTCAAAACCAAAAGAAAATAGATTTATAGGTAATGGAGGACTATCATTAAGAACTAAAGATGTTATGTTAGAAATAACCAAAAATCATAAAGATTATGAGCCAAGGTGGGAAGATATTTTTTTTGTTAAATGGTTAGATGAATATAATTTACCTGATATTGAAACCGCAATGAAATTTAGTACTGAAACTTTATTTCATCCTAATACGTTTGGATTACATAATCCAATCAATATCTCACCACATTTATTGGATTTGATTCTAAATAAATCGATTAATAACCTTTGAAACCCAATTTTTTTTATTATACTATAGATATGAAGTTAAATTATAAATGGCCACTAATAAACGACAATATTTCAAATTCAGATAGAGTTGCACTCAGTGAGTTTTTATTATCAAATCAAAGACTAACGAATGGTGAAAAGGTAAAAGAATTTGAAAAAATTTGGTCGAATTGGTTAGGAGTCAAAAGTTCCACAATGTTAAATTCTGGATCTTCAGGAAATTATATTTCAATTGCTATAGTAAAAGAATTACTTGGTATTGGTGAGGTTATTGTGCCACCACTTGGTTGGGTGTCAGATGTTTCATCCATAGTACAACTTGGAATGAAGCCTGTTTTTGTTGATATATCGTTAGATAACCTATCTATAACGACAGAGAACATTAAACAAGCAATCACTGACGAAACCAAAGCAATCGTAATTGTACATTGTTTGGGGTTCAATGCTATTGATGATGAATTAATACAAATCGCTAAAGATAAAAATATAATTTTAATAGAAGACTGTTGTGAATCACATGGAGCATGTTACAACGGGAAAAAAGTTGGTTCATTTGGTGATATTTCTGTTTTTTCTTTTTTCTTTGGACACCATATAACAACCGTAGAAGGCGGAATGATATCAACCAATAATGAAAAAATTTATGAATTGTCTAAATTATTTAGGTCACACGGAATGACCCGAGAGGTCTCAGAAGAGACACAGGAACATTACCAAAATAATTACCCAAATCTCAATCCTCTTTTTACGTTTGTTGTACCTGGGTTTAATATGAGAAGTACCGAAATGAACGCAATACTTGGAATTGAACAGATGAAAAGGATTGATTACAACATTGAAAAAAGAAGACACAATCTTAATGTATGGTTAACTAATTTAGATAAAAATAAATTTAAAACGGATTTTGATTTAGAAGGCAATAGTAATTTTGCGTTACCTTTAATTGTTAAAGAAGATTACAAAAATAGATTTCATAAGAATGATGATTTTAATAGCGTATGTGACATTTTATTTTTAGAGGATGTTGAGTATAGATTAGGAACTTCGGGTGGTGGAAATCAAGTGTTACAACCTTATTTAGAGAAATATGACTATCGAGTTGTTGGGGAATTGAACAATGTTAATTATGTACACAACTATTCATTGTACATTGGTAATCATACAGACCTTACCGATGAACAAATTATAAACCTTACTAAAGTATTAAACGATGTTTAACAATCAAAAAGTATTAGTCACAGGCGGATCAGGAATGATTGGAAGACAGCTTGTTAAAAAGTTAATGATGAGAGGGGCCAAAGTCACTATCGCGGATTTGACAGAGCCAGAAGATTTACCTGAAAATGTTGAGTTTGTTAAGACAGATTTAAGATTCTTTGATAATTGTTTGGACATTTGTAAAGGTAAAGATTATGTATTTCACTTAGCGGGTGTAAAAGGTTCTCCTCAGATGTGTATGAATCAACCAGTTGATTTTATGGTTCCTATGTTACAATTCAATACTAACATGACTCAAGCGGCGTTTGAATCTGATGTCAAATGGTATTTGTTTACAAGTTCAGTGGGGGTATATGCACCATCTGAAATTTTTTATGAGGAAAGTGTATGGGGATCATTTCCATCACCAAATGATATGTATGCAGGATGGGCAAAAAGAATCGGAGAATTACAGACCGAAACATATTCTAAACAATATGGGTGGGACAGGATATCTATAGTTAGACCTGCAAACGTTTATGGACCGTATGACAACTTTAATCCAGCTAATGCGATGGTTGTACCTTCATTGATACGTAAAGTTCAGGATAACGATGTTTTAGAGGTTTTTGGAGATGGGTCACCGATTCGAGATTTCATTTATGCTGAAGATGTCGCAAAAGGAATGATTTTTACGGTTGAAAATAAAATTACGGAGCCTGTAAATTTAGGTTCGGGTGAAGGGAATTCAATCAAAGAAGTTGTTGAATTAGTTATCAAACATTCAGGAAAAGATATTGATGTTAAGTGGTTAACAGACGTACCGAGTGGAGATAAAAAAAGATTGATGAGTATGAATAAGATGAATAAATATGGATTCAAAAGTCATACTTCATTAGAAGAAGGTATTAAGTTAACAACTGATTGGTTTTTGAATAATAAAGATATTTTAGATAAACGATATAATCCTTTTGTTAACCATTAATATGAGTGAATTTTGGAAAGATAAAAAAGTTGTAGTCACTGGTGGGTCTGGGTTTATTGGTACCCATTATTTAATCGAATTAGTTAATCGTGGTGCGAAAGTAATCACTCACACTCATAATTCTCCGTTACAATACAATCATGATAGTATTGTTGTACATGAAAATTTAGATTTAACTAAGTTGGAAGATTGTTTCAAACTTGTTAAGGATTGTGATTATGTAATTCATTGCGCAGGACAAATTGCACACCCCTCAACAGTACCAACAGACGTACAAATTTCATTAAAACAAATTCAGATAATTGGAAATGTATTGGAAGCATCTTACAAATCAAATGTCAAAAGATTTTTAGATTTGAATAGTTCAACTGGTTATCCTGATATTAGGAGACCTTTGACTGAAGATGAATTTTGGGTTGATGAACCTTATAAATCCTACTATGGTTACGGGTGGATGAGAAGATATAGAGAAAAGTTAATGGAACATGTTTCACATTTAGGAAATATGGAAATCTGTATTGCGAGAGGCACCGCAGTATTTGGGCCTTATGATAACTTTGATTTGAAAACTTGTCACGTTGTTCCAGCATTAATTAAAAGATTATTAAGTGGGGAAGACCCTTTCGTTGTGTGGGGGTCTCCTGATGTCGTACGAGACTTTTTATACGTAAAAGATGTGGTAAAAGGTGGATTGTTAATTCTTGAAAAAGGAGAATCCATGAGACCATATAATTTGGGATATGGTGGGGGAATAACTATAGGAGAGATTGTGAATACGATAGTCGAAGTAAGTGGTTTAAATCCTGAAATAACTTGGGACAATTCTAAACCTACTACCATTCCTTTCCGAGCGGTTAGTATTGAAAGAATCCAAAATGAAATTGGATTTAAACCATCATATACTTTTCAACAGGGAATTAAGGAAACAATCAATTATTATAATAATATGATACAGAAATGAATGTACTAATAACAGGAGTTTTAGGTATGGTTGGGTCTCATATGGTCGATTTTCTTTTGGAAAAACCGAATGTAAAAATTTATGGTTTTTGTAGATGGAATGAATCAATGGACAACATTGAACATTTAATGGAGATTATTAATAATAATGATAGAATTAAATTAATATATGGAGATCTAAATGATTTTAGTTCAATTGTTAACGCAATAGATATTTCTAAACCCGACTATGTTTTTCATTTTGGGGGGCAATCATATCCACAAACAAGTTTTGATTCACCATTAGAGACTTTACAAACAAATATCATCGGTACTGCTAATCTATTAGAAGCGTTAAGAAAGTCACCATATAGAGATGCAATGATTCATGTTTGTGCTTCGAGTGAAATTTTTGGCAGGGTTAGCAAAGACAAATTACCTATTAATGAAGAGTGTTCATTACATCCGGCATCTCCATACGCAATTTCTAAAGTTGGGACAGATTTGATTGGTAGATATTATGGTGAGGCTTATAAAATGAATGTAATGACAACCAGAATGTTTACACATACAGGTCCGAGAAGAGGAGATGTATTTCATGAATCTACATTTGCAAAACAAATTGCAATGATAGAATACGGACTACAGGAACCAAAAATATTTGTTGGTAATTTAGATTCTCTTAGGACATATGCTGACGTAAGAGATGCGGTTAAAGCATATTGGATGTTATTAACTATTAATCCATTACCTGGAGGATATTATAACATTGGGGGAGATTACACTTGTAAAGTTGAAGATACTCTGAAATATCTTATATCCAAATCATTCATGAGAAATGAAATTGAAATTGTTGTTGACCAAAACAGATTAAGACCAATAGATGCGGATTTACAAATACCCGACACAACAAAATTTAGAGAATTAACTGGATGGGAGCCAAAAATACCTTTCAATAAAACAATGGACGACCTATTGGATTATTGGAGAGAAAGAATAAATAAAGGTCGTAAATTTCTAAATAGATAAAATGGAGAAAAGAAAATACTTACCCACACTAGCGGAGTTAATTGACAGAATGAGTATTTCGCAACTAAAAGAAGTTTTTATTCCTGAACACAAAGAGGAATATGCTCAAGAAATTAGAGATATTAAACATGATATTGATTTAATACTTCAAGAAAATAAAGGAGTTGTTGATGCTGAGACGATTCGTTCGATTGTTGTTTTGGCTCAAACAAACTTACACATTTGGCACAACGAGTCCAACTATAGAAAATATGGTAAGACTGAGAATATTAATTTGGAATTAACACACGGATTAAACGGTATTAGAAATACTGCCAAAAACAAAATACAAGAAATTGTTGGTGGTAGAAAAGATTATAAAACAGATTGTTTAGCCTCAGAGTTTAAAGATTGGGGTATTAGTTGGGAATAAAAAGTATCTTATGTTAAGCGAAAAAGAAATTTTTGATTGGAAATATAAGGGTTATTTAGTAAATAATATCTTATCACAAAATGATATTAATGAGATTAATATCGAATTAAATAACTTAAGAATTCAAAGAAATAAAAAAGATTCCTCATGGGGCGAATATGAAATATATTCGCACCCACATAAAGAATCTGAATTAATTTTAAAATATTTTGGGCATCCTAAAGTGATTGAAATTCTTGAGTCTATATTAAACAATAAAATTGAAGGGATACAAAGTCAGGCTTATTTTAAACCACCTGGTGAATTGGGTAGAGATGCGCATCAAGATAGTTTTTATATTGAGGCTGGTTGGGGAAATTCAATAAATGTAATTTTTTGTTTAGATGATAGTGACCAGTCAAACGGATGTCTGTGGTCATATGAATCATCACACTTTTTACCTATACTCCCTATTAAAATTGATGAGGAAAGAATAAAAACAAACTCAACATTTTGGAAAAATGAAAGAGGTAAGGGATGCGTGATGCCGCAAAATCATAATTTTAAAAAAATATATCATGAATGTAAATCTGGTGATGTTTTATTTACTCACGATTATTTAGTTCATGGTTCGGACGATAATAAGAGTAAAAATTATAGGAGGTCGATTGTGATGAGTTATAAAACAATCGGGTCCAATTTAAGACAGGGTGGACAAATGAAAAGAGAACCATTTGATGTCTATAAAATTAGAAAAAAACATTGGAATTTATGAATGAAAAAAAACTAGAATTTATGAATGAAAAAAAATGGAATGATTTTGACGTGAGACCATCTAAAATTTTTGGATACGAAGTTCCTGTCTATACTCCATCTATATTCAGAGAATTCAGAGGTGAAATTTTTACAACCTATCATTCTGAAGATCATCCTGTGATGAGTCAAATTCACTACGATAAAGACGAACTCTCAATTCACGGAAGATTCTCAAAATCATACAAAGGAGTTTTAAGGGGTTTACATTACGATGATAAAACATGGAAACTAGTACAAGCGTTAGTTGGTGACATATATTTAGTTGTGTTGGACATAAGAGAGAATTCGCCTAATTATGGAAAATGGGATTGGTTTTTAATTTCCGAAAAAAATAGAGACCAAGTTTTAGTTCCTCCAGGTTTTGCAAACGGGCACTACGCATTAACTGATTGTGTGTTTCATTATAATATGTTTTATAGAGGAGAATATGTCGATTCAATAAACCACGGAGTAGCAAAATGGAATGACTCAAAATGGAATATAGAGTGGCCGTCAAATAACCCAATACTTCAAATGAAAGACAAATGATTAAAAATTTAGAACAATATCCAATAGTTAGAGAACAAAAATTGACTTCACAAGATTTAATAAATTTTGAAGATTTAATTGTTAGTCATTGGGAAGGTGGTAAAATTAGAGGACCAATACATTTATCAAACGGTAATGAAGAACAGTTGATAGAAATTTCTAAAAGAATAGGTCCATCTGATTGGGTTTTTTCTACGTGGAGATCTCATTATCATGCCTTAATAAAAGGTATATGTCCTGTTTGGTTAGAAGAACAAATTTTAAAAGGTAAATCGATTACAATTTGTAATCTAAAAGATAAGTTTTACTCCTCGGCAATTGTTGGTGGAACACTATCAATTGCTTTAGGTGTTGCTATGAATATTAAAAAAAGTGGTGGTAATGAAAAAGTGTGGGTATTTGTTGGAGACATGAGTTTTGAAAGTGGAATATTTTATGAAATACATAAGTATGCAAGAAACTTTGATTTACCACTTTATTTTGTTGTTGAAGATAATGGAGTTTCAACCTACACCCCAACAGAAGCAACATGGAATAACATAAAAAGAGATGTACCAAATGATGTAATTTGGTATCAATACAAATCCAAATACCCTCATTATGGAAGTGGGAAGTGGGTTACGTTTTAAATTAAAAAATATGACATATAAAGAAACACTTTCTCAAATTATGACCGATTTATCTAATGATGATAATACCATTTTTATTGGTCAACAAATAGTTTACAAGGGGAATCCGATGAGTACGACACTTGATGATGTACCCAAAGAAAAAATGATTGAAGTTCCAGTAATGGAAGAAACTCAAATGGGGATGAGTTTGGGTTTGGCGATGACAGGTAAAAGAGTGATTACATTTTACCCGAGATGGGATTTTTTAATATCTGCATCAAATCAATTAGTAAACCATGTAGATAAACATGAATTAATAACGGGTGAAAAAGTTCACATCATTATTAGGGTTGGTAAAGGTTCTGAAACACCATTAGACCCAGGACATCAACATAAGGCGAACTACATAGAAGAATTCAAATCTATGTGTAAAAATGTTAAAATTTTTGATTGTAAAACTATTAATGATTTAAAATTATACTATCAATTTGCTAAAGATAATGTTGGTGTGTATATCATAAATGAGTATCCAGAATTATATCATAATAAAACAATTTTAAATCTTATAACCGATGAATCGAGTGAGAATACTAACACAGTTATGATTCAAGATTTTATGGGTGCTGGATGGTATGAAATTGAAAATTATAAAATATGTGATGTTAGTAAAATATTAGAAAGGAAAGATGAAAATTTTTACCATTTGGTACATGTAAATTACTATTTATCACAATATATTTTAAACCATAACAATTTACCAATATCTGAAGAGATTAAAAGTTTATTAAAGAAAAATCAAAACTTCAAAGTTGTTTTTATAACGGAACATGAATGTGACATGGAGAATGTTATAAAAATCACGGACTACATGGTTAAAATGATTGGGATACCAACAGAACAAGTCTTTATTATAAATGGTAATCAGTTGTTACCACAATTAAAAAACGAGATAAATTCCAAAATAAATGTTCATGTGTCAAACAGACTTCCATTGGTGATTACAAGAAATATTGTAAATTTTTGTGACGGTTATCACTTTAAAATCAATAAAGAAAAAACGTTTACGTGTTATAATAGGAATCTAACTATGCATAGATTAGGTATTCTAACGGCACTTAAACACCATAATTTATTAGACGATACCGATTGGTCTTTTCTAAGAGGAAATAGATTGTCCGCAATGAAATTAGAAAATGGTGATATCGATTCTAATATTTTATTGACCGTATTTGACCAAGATTTAATCAATGAAACACAAAGTAGTTTAAACTTTTTTAAAAATATTGATATTAAAAAAAGTGAGTTTGAGGATTATGACGTTGATACCCCTGGTGGAGGGCAAGATTGGAATTCAATGTTTGAAAATAATCCATACAAACATTCATACATCAATATTGTCAATGAGTCTCAGTTTGAAAAAAATAATTTAATTCATATTACTGAGAAGACATTGATTCCTTTTTATTATTCACAGATTCCATTAATTGTTGCGACCCATCAACACATTAAAAAGACAAAAGAACTCTATGGATTCGATTTTTTTGAAGATTTTTTTGATTTAAGTTATGATAATGAACCAAATCCACAAAAAAGAATGAGAATGATTATTGATGAAATTGTTAGAGTTAGTAAGAAAAAAGACCAATTACAGGGATTTTATCAAAATGCAAAAAAAAGGTTCAAACATAATAAAGATATAGTTACAAGTTTATATGAGGATAAAACAGACTATAACTTTTTTCAAAGTTTAATAAATTTTCAGTAATGTACATACTCGGAATTTCATCGTTTTATCACGATTCTTCAGCATGTTTATTCAAAGATGGAGAATTAGTGTTTGCTTGTGAAGAAGAAAAATTTACAGGCATTAAACACGATAGTTCTTTCCCTTGTAGGGCAATTGAATATATCTTCGGACATTATAACATAACCTATGATGATATTGAAATGGTTTGTTATTATGAAGACCTAAATCTAAAATTGAAAAGGGTATTAAATAATATCAAAAAAAATTTTTTATCATCTCCGAAATATTCATTAAGGTCTTTGATTAAAATTCTGAAAAACAGATTAGATGTAAATAAACATTTGGAACCGTTTAAGGGTAGAGTTTTTTATTCTGAACACCATCTGGCCCATCAGTATTATTCTTTTTTCACTTCCGATTTTGAAAGGGCAATCTGTTTATCTATTGACGGTGTCGGTGAAATTGATACGTTATCTTTTGGATTGGCGGATGATGATGGTATTGAATATTATGATTTAGGAAAATATCCTCATTCATTGGGGCTTTATTATTCTACAATGACTTCGTATTTGGGATTCAAACCCAATGAGGGAGAGTACAAATTAATGGGGTTAGCGTCATACGGAGACCCTCAGGAATATATTGAGAAACTTAGAAGTTTAATAGAATTCAAAGATGGAGAGTTCATCTGTGATATGAATGTTTTTTGTTGGGATAAGTCAGACAAATTGATGTTCAACGAAAAACTAATAGAACATTTAGGCATTTCACCAAGATTAACTGAAGAAGAAATTACTACAATTCATCAAAATTTAGCGGCTTCAGTTCAACTAAGATATGAAGAAGTTTTATTCGATATTATCAAAAGTTTGGAAAATCTTGGTAGTAATAATCTTTGTTTAGGAGGTGGTTCGGCATACAATGGTACTGCGAATGGAAAGATAGTAAGCAATTCTGATTTTGAAAAAATTTGGATACCAGTTGCACCATCTGACGCAGGATCCTGTGTTGGAGCCTGTATTCATTACCTTGTACAAAATAAAAAATTAAACAAACGAGTAACTAAGAATCCTTTTTTAGGACCAAAGTACGATGTTGAATTTTATTTGGGACACATTAAAAATTTGAATTTTTTTGAAATTCACGATTACAACACATTAATAAAATACGTCGCGAACAAAATTCATGAGGGTAAAGTAATTGGGTGGTATAGAGATAGAATTGAATTTGGAGCAAGAGCATTGGGACACAGGTCTATTTTAGCAGACCCTACAGTTCCGAATATGAAATCCAAAATTAATAAGTTGATTAAGAAAAGAGAGGGGTTTCGTCCTTTTGCACCTATGGTCATTAAAGAAAAACAAAATGAATTTTTTCATACGATTGATGATGTACCATATATGAATCAAATTGTTGAAGTAAGGGAAGAATTTGCGGATAAATTATCTGCGGTTGTTCACGTGGATGGAACCTCAAGAATTCAAACTGTGTATGAGAACACTGTTATTCACGATTTACTAATTGAATTCGAAAAACTAAGTGGATTTCCCATTATACTGAATACATCGTTTAACATTAAAGATAAAACAATGGTACTAACACCGTTTGATGCAATAGAAACTTTCAAGGATACTGATTTAGACTTGCTAGTTTTAGATAATTATATAATACACAAAATACTATGAAAAAAATTATTGATTGGTTTCTTAAAAAAATTAAAGAACGCAAAAGAAAAAAAGAATTGAAAAAGAAAATTGAAGAATTAAGGAAAAGAGACCCATTTATTTACAATCACTGATAATAAATTGTAATTTAAATCTATAGTTGTTATGTGTGTAGATGTTTTCACAAATGATAGACATCAAATTTAAGTTTACTATATTTATAGATATAAAATAAAAAAATATGAGAGCAGTTATTATAGGTACTGATTTTATGAAAGATACTGATGGTACTTTCAAAGCATTAGAGACGAATACAAATGTTCAATTAGAGACCCAATGGTCTCTAAATTTTGATGGTTCGGCATTTGAAAACTTTGTACTTTCAAATAATTTTACCGAAGTTGTATTGATTTCAAATCAAAATAATACATCATTCGAGTCATCTTATACAATTAATTATGAGATTAATGAACTTCGTAGTATAAATAAAAATTATACAGATAACTCAATACCAACAACACGATTTAATTTTACTTTCAATCAATATTTAGAATCATTTTTAAGTGGAAGTAGTATCCAATTAACAATCATAAGCACAGATACTACATCTACTACTATTCCATTTGTGGAAGATACTGATGACAAGTTAATCATACGATTATCATTCGATACAACTGCTTTAATAGATGATAATTATTCAAGAGATAATTGGGGATTTTTAAAGTTAATGTTTGATACTGATAATAATTCTATTCCAAAATGTTATATAAATGATGAAGAATTTGGTATAGATAATATTGGTGATACTTTAAGAGATAATGGAAATCATCCTAATTATTGTATTAAAAAAAGAGTAACTCCATCTGATAATAAAAAATACCCAATATTACTTAAAGTATCTACGATTGAAGAATTAAATGTTTTAAAATCAAATTTAGAAGTTGATGAATATATCCAAGAATATATTTTTAATACCGATGATTTGTTTGATGGTAGATTGAACACATATAGAAGTATAGATTTATTATATGGTTCAAATTTGGATATAATCAATCTACAAGTTGTAGAAAAAACAAAAAATTTACCTATTTTATCTTCAGCAGATTTTGATGATACTAACCAAGTCCAACATTGGGATAGAATGAGATATCTTCAAAAATTTTATACAGTTGCTTCCGAAATTGCAATCGAAGCGAGTGCTACCGATAACACTAAAATATTATTACCAAACGGTACGACTAAATTGGCAATAAGTTTACAACTAGGTGATGAGGTTAAAACTCTAAATATTCCAAATATACCTGATGATGATGTTATGTTAAATTTAGATGAATGGTCTACCTCATACGATTCGGTGATAAATGATTATCAATTGTCTTCGACATTTCTAAATCATGAGGCGATAACTTCTGATTATTATGGAATTTTAGTAACCTTTAATACTGAAGAGAATACAATTTTTAGTGATGTAGGGCATGCTAAAATAATGGTGAAAGATGGAGAAAACGTTAAATTCGAAAAGTACGATTCTCTGAAAATTGGAGACGAAGTTTTTATATATGACACAAATATAAGTCAATTAATTACTACCACAATAACTGATGTAAATTTTAGATTTGATAAGTTTACTGCCTATACTTTAGATTTTGAAGAAATAGATTGGTTCATAACTATGGAAGAAACTGAAAATCAAAATAGGTATGGACTAATTACTCATAATTACACTTACGATTGTAGGTTTTGGAGTGTTACATATAACAGTGGTCCTGGATATTGTATTGACTGGACAACTTGCACCGGTGGTAATAGCTATAGTACTTGTGCTTGGGATTTTAACTTGTCAGGGCCATGTTCAAGAACTATATATGTAGGTGGAAAATCCCCGGCATCGTTTAACTACTCACCTGGTAGTGCGGATCTTAACATTGGGGCCTTCTGTAATGACCAAAAATCAGATATTCAATACAAAGAAAATGTACATTTAGTTGGTGTATCTAATAGTGGATTAAACGTTTACAAATTTAATTACAAAAACGAAGAAGGATTATACCAAGGAGTTATAGCCCAAGAATTAATTGGAACCACTTTTGAAAACGCATTATCATTAAATATAGATGGTTTATACGAAGTAGATTATAATAAAATAGATGTGGAATTTAAAAAAATAAATTAATATGGCAACCGAAATTAACAAAAATGTAACATATACAAATCATACTGATTTGTTCAAAAGACTAAAAATAAGTACAAACTCTCTTGTAAAATCATTTCTTTCAGATAAAATTAATCTATTTGTAAATGCTGTAAAAGAAAAACATTTATAATAATTAATAATTGGCGATATGTTTGATAAAGTAAAAGAAATTGCAGAATCTTGGATTATAGCCAACAACCCCTCTGATACTCAATTAAAATTAGCAGAAGAACGATTAAAAATATGTAACGAGTGTGATAAGATGGTAAAGGGCATTCTCGTAGAGTTTAAATGTTCGGAGTGTGGATGTCCTATACATAAAAAGATATTTTCACCTAAATTTGATGCATGTCCTTTACATAAGTGGTTAGATGTAGAAAGTTCTGATGTATTTGGTAATACACGAAAACAAGAAAATAGTTTATTATAAAAAGGGTTTTACACCTAATATTATTTCAATAAAATGAAAATTTTTAATAAAATTAAATTAGAAATCAGATATATAGATGAAGTAAAGGGATTTGGTGTGTTTACATTGGAAAAAATTAATATAGGTGATATAGTCGAAACTTGTTATTTTTTACCAATTTACAATTCTAATATTAACCCATTAATAGATTATTTATTTCAAATTGATAAATATAAAACCACAAGAATCTTTCCGTTGGGATATGGCGCGATTTATAATCATTCAGATTCTCCTAATATCAATTGGAAGGTAAAAGATGATAACTTTATTGAATTTTATTCATTGAAGGAAATTGAACCAGGCGATGAACTATGTCATGATTATGGACCTAACTATTGGAAAACCTATTGGGATATTAGAAAAAATAGAATAATTTAGTATTAAAATTGGTTACTATTTTTAATGAAATTTTACATTCATCATTTTTATTCAATTTCACTTTTTTATAAGTTGTTTCATAAAACGACTAATAGAATATACAATTTACATAATAACATAGGAAGTATAAAATGTTCATATGATGATAATGAAATTGAATTAATATTTAATCCAGAAATGAATGATAACGATGATGGTTACCATATATTAGATTTTTTAACTTGTTTAGAACAAATAAATTATGATGTTAAACTAAAGAACATTGATTGTGTTAATCGTAAAGAAGGTGATACATCACATCGTGGTAAATGGGGAGCTGAATTTGGCATCAATGATATTCCAATAATGAAATGGATTTCAAACACATTAGAGAATAAACGTAATTGGTTTATTTTTTTATTGAGGACAGAAAAATCTATCATTAAATATGATGGTGTCAATTACCCAAACGTAATGGATTTGGAGGTTCAAATAGATAGATTAAAAAATCATTTTGTCATATCAGATAATGTAATTTTTAATGAGTTTGTTAAATCTAAATACCCAAATCACTTTTTTTGTTTAACTAATACAATGCATCAATGGAATGAACTCTTATCTATTCGTTGGTATTATGAATTTAAAAATATATTTAGTAAACTAAATCAACCTTATGATTTGTGTTTTTCTATGAGATACCATAAAAGAAACAGAACTAATATCATAAATGGATTGGCTAAACTGAATGATGATAGAATATATCTTTCAAGAGTAGATAATTGTATCAATAAGGAATTTGAGATATATTCAAGACAATTAGAAAAAAATATTAATTATAATATCAATAAGGGTGATGATTTTGATGATATATCTTGGATTGAAAATATAGAACATTATTTAGACTATTTGATGAGAATTCTTCCTATGTCTAAATTGCATATACTATCCGAGACTTGGGATTGGAAAGAAGGTGATTTTACATCAAACTATTTATCTGAAAAAACATATGGATTCTTACTAGCTAATATTCCTTTTATATCTACTCATCATTATCCATTAGATGTGGTAGACGAAATATTGAATACACCTTCACATCCTTTTTATAATGAAATAAAAAAAGTAAATGGTAATCCTGAAAAATTTGTTTTGTTCGTGGAGGAATTTATGAAAAATTATGAAACTAATAGACAAGTGTGTATTAATTGGAGTAATATTGCCCATGATAAATTAATGACTATTATTAATACCGAAAATTCATTTTTAAAAAAAATAATTAATAATAATTTTATTATTGAAAAAAATACCATTTATAAAAATATTATATAATATGGAGAAAATATGGTTTGATAATTCCACTTATATATGGAAAACAAAACTTAATTTATTTGATAATAAAAATGAAATAATTACACAAGCAAAACGTGTTATAAAATCCCATATCGGCAATATCAGTGATGGTTTTGGATATCTAAAAACCGAAAATAATAAAGTGCTGGATAGAGCAAATTGTGAAAAACAACCTCTATTAGATGAAATAATTGAATTAAGTACCAATTATTGTAAGGAAATATATATTGAAAATAATAAATATAATAAATTAAATGTAGAATCTTGGGTTAACGTAGTTAGAGCAAAAAATCCAACACAAAAGACATACCGAAATAAAGATGTCCGCGGAGAGTTGAGTTATCATGTGCATACTGAACTTAATAAAATTCATAAATCATTTTTTCCACATTATACATACGTTTATTATATTCAAATGCCCAATGTAATGAATGGCGAGGATGGTGTTTTATACTTTAAATCAAAGAATGATATTACCTATTGGGTAAAACCAGAAGAAGATGATTTGATTATACTGCCAGCCGATATGCCACATGCACCTAACAATGCACCTCAATCGACAATTGATAGAATTGTATTAGCGGGAAATGTTGGGTTTGAACTTATTAAAAACACTAAAACTGTATTATAATGTTTATCAAATACATTGAAAATTTTTTAACAAAAGAAGAGTCCGAACAAATAATTCTTTTAGGGGAGTCGGTAGGTCTAATCCAAATGAAATCATCACGAATAATAAATGGTAAACTTATTGAAGAAAATATAAGTTATAAGGGTAATAAAAGAATGGGTTGTTATTTTTATGATGATTTATTGGAAAATGAACTATTGAAAAATATTACAAATAAGATTATTGAATTATCCAATAACCTAAATCCATTTAAAGGTTTATATTATACTAAAGTACCAAAATATTCATTTAATAGATATGGTGAAGGAGATTTTTTAGAGTGGCATTCAGACAATCATGAAATTTTAAATGGCGCAACAATCACATTTATTATTCAACTTAACGATGAATATGAAGGTGGGTACGTTAAATATATTACAAATAAAACCAATCATATCATACCTAAAAAAACAGGAAGTGTATTGATATTTGATTCAAATATAGTTCATTCAGTTGATGAGGTAATTAAGGGAACTAGATATTCATTGAATGTTTGGCCAAATAAAATAATTAAACAATCTATGTTATAATGTTAGTAGAAAATAAATTTATTTATGTATCATTACCTCGTTGTGCATCTTCATCCTTTATGGCATCATGTATGAACCAAGATATAAAGATACAACATTTAAAAAAAAAATATGATATTGATACCCAAAATAAAAAATATAATGTGGATGTAACTAAAGTAGATTACAGCCATTTCGAAATTTTTCCATTTGATCATGGACATGAGCCAATAAGTGAGTTACGAGATAAATTTGGTCATTCATACGATGTTATTTCTGTTAAACGGGATAAATATGAAAGGTTTATTTCATTATGGGGACACTTTTTAAATTGGTTGTATGTTACAAATGATACTAATACATTTGAAAAATGTTTAAATCTAACTATGAATGATATTTTTTTTTATAAAACAAATGATTTACAAACATCCGATTCCATTAAAGAACAAGTTGAAATTTTTGTAAAGGATTATAAATTAGATAACATCGCAGAGGCTGCGAAGGAAATACTTCATGTTCTTATAACTCCATATTCGAGATGGCATAATCATGACCCAAATATAATATGGTTTGATTTTAATGAATTATACAAATTAGAAGAGTGGGTATCTAAAAAATTAGATATGAATTTTAAATTAATTAAGTTGAATAGTAGTAAACATTTTCAACCCAACTTACTACTTAATGATGAATTTAAGGAAAAATATAATTCTATTTATTTACCATATGATGAAATAAAAAATATAAAAACACTTTTTTAAATATAATAATGTTAGTAGAAAATAAATTTATTTATGTATCATTACCACGTTGTGCATCAACTGCGTTTATGGCATCATGTGTAAAACAAAATTTAGATATTAAACATTATAATAATGATTACAATATGGATAATCAGATTATTAATAGTCCATATGATAATATAAGTCAAATACATTTTCAAAACTTTGAAAACGAATTTGTTCATAACCATGAATCGATAGGCGTATTAAAAAAAAAATTTGGATATTATTATGATATCATATCTGTTAGAAGAAATAAATATGAAAGATTTATATCCTTATGGAAGCACCTATTAAAAAAGTTTGATGGATTTAATAATTTAGATACAGTTAATAAATTATCAAATCTTACTATTGATGAATTATTTTTCTATAAAACAAAGGATTTACAGTCAGTAGAAAGTGTAGAAGAAGTTATTGAAATTTTTATAAAAACCCATAAGTTAACGGTTCATGAAGTTGAAAAACAAATGTTAAGAATTTTGATATATCCATATTCGAGATGGCATAATCATGACCCCGATATAATATGGTTTGACTTCAATGAGTTATATAAGTTAGAAGAGTGGGTGTCAAATAAGTTAAATATGGATTTTAAATTAATTGATATGAATAGTAGTCAACATTTTGAGTCTAAACTAATACTCAATGATGAATTCAAAGAAAAATATGATTCTATTTATTTGCCGTATGATGAAGTTAAAGGTGAAAAAACAATATTCTGATGAAAAAATATGTTTTACATAAAGATAGTTTTATAAAAGAAGAATTAACTATACATCATATAGTAGATATACAAAATTATATTTCTGATATTCAATTCTTAATCGATTCCTTTAATTCAGAATATAAATGGGATGGGATGTTTGACATAGATGAGTGTAAGAATAGAATAAATTTTGGTCAATATTTGTTTTTATTAAAATTAAATGATAACCCAATAGGATATGTTTGGTTTAAAGAAACAAGTAGTGATGTTTGCTTTGGTTATAACCTTTATGTTACTAAACAAATACCAAGACCCAAGTATGTACCAACTTGGTTTTATAGAAAAGTTAGTGGTACTATGTTAGAAAAATATAATTCGATTGAAGTTGAAATAGAAGATTGGAATACAATTGTATTTGAGTTAGTTGGACATATTGGATATAAAGAACACTAAAATGAAACCCACATTATGGACATTTGGAGATAGTAATACAGTTGGTTATGGGTGTTATCCTACTGATGAATATTATAAAAAATACTATAAATCAGGAAATAAAATATGGCCTGAGTGGTTAAGTGAACTTTTTGATACTAATTTAAAAAACTTTGGAAAAAATGGAAGTTCAAACGATACAATCATAGACACTATAATTGGAAAGTGGGAAGAAATAAAAAAGGATGATTATGTGTTTATTGGGGTTACCCATTCACACAGGTTTGATGTTCCAATAAATAATGGATTACAATCAATAGTTCATAATTTTGCAGAGAATAAAACCGAAACCAAATTAACTGAAACTCAATTCGAAACAATAATAAATTTTCAATACTATTTTGCAGATAATATTTTATATAAAAATAGACATAGAAAAAGAATGGAGTGGATTAAAAATTTATTGATTTCTAAAGGATGTAAATTAGTAGCTCTATGGGATGTCCAAACTGATTTAAGAGGTCTTGAAACAATATATGATGAAACTAACGGAGAGATTGTAGATAAACATTTATCATTTCATTCACACAAATTATTAGCTGATATTTTTTATAAAAAATATATTACAAAAGATATTATATGAGTGATTTAAAAAACATAATGATAAATGTTGGATACGATAATATACATCTTCCAAATTTATTCAGATATAATATTGAACCGGATTGGAATATTCAAAGTAAAACAAATATAACAACTTTATTAGATAATACTCTTGGTACTTTTAAAGAAAACACGATTGATAATTTTATAAACAATAATGTAAATTTTATTTATCCGGCAGTTTTATTTGATAATAAGTTATTTGACAATTATACCACAATTGACTTCGATGAAAGAATATTAAAATCAATTAAATTAAAAAAGTGTAAAATTGTTTTTGCTTATCTATTGGAAGGATATTTTAATATATCTTGTGTGAATTGGATAAATGATTTATGTCAAAAATATAATTTTTCAAAAGATGATGTTATTATCATTACCTCAAATCTAATTCAATTTTCAAATAATAATTTTACTATAATCAATTACAATTATTTTGGTAACCATATAAACTTTTTACCAGTATCCAAATTAGATTCCATAAAAGTAAAATTATATCAAACCGAATATGAGAAATTTTTAAATAATAATTTTGAATTCCATTTTTTGTGTTTTAATGGTATACCCAGAGAAAACAGATTATTAATGTTTAACGAATTAACTACTAATTCAAAATTTAAAAATAAATCTATTACAACATTACGAGGTATTGATAAAAACTATTATTATGATGTTCCAAGTTGGGATAATCAAAAAATAGGTGGAGGTGCACGACTAAATATTGATGCACATTTGAAAAGTTTTTTAAATATAGTCACTGAAACTCTATATGATAGTGATTCAATTTTCATATCTGAAAAAACATATAAACCAATTTATCTGTGTCAACCTTTTATTATATTTGGAAACCCCTTCACTTTAAATAAACTACATGAATTGGGATATAAAACATTTAATAATTGGTGGGATGAGAGTTACGACTCTGAACTTGATTTAAGTAAAAGATTTACTAAAATAGTAAAAGTAATTGAAACAATATCTGAATTAAATTTGAATGAATTAAAAGAATTAAAAAATAAGATACAAGATGTAGTAATTCACAACTACTTAAATTTTTTTAAGACTAATGAAATTGAAAATTTATTCAAACTCCTTCAATGTGATTTTAATAAAAAAACATTAATTTAAAGTTTACTCACAAAAATTATTGAATAACGAAAATAAAGAATTAGTATGAAAAAAGTTTTAATTACTGGTGGATCAGGATATATAGGTTCGGTTTTAGTTGATAAATTATTAAATAGTGGTTATGAAGTAACTGTATTAGATAATTTAATGTATAATCAAACATCCTTAATTTATTATTCTTATAATAAGAATTTTAATTTTATTTATGGAGATGTTAGGGATATTAATTTGTTGGAAAAACTTGTACCAACATTCAATATGATTATTCCACTCGCAGCAATCGTAGGATTCCCTGCGTGTGATAAGGACCGAGAATTAGCAACTGCAGTAAATTACACTCAGGTAAAAAACATTTGTGATTTAGTTCGTGGTACTAATATAAAAGTAATATATCCAAATACAAATAGTGGGTATGGTATTGCAGAGAATGGTGAGTGTACTGAAGAAAGTCCACTTAATCCAATTTCCCACTATGGAATAACCAAAGTTAATGCTGAGAAAGAAGTACTGTCAGTCAATGGTATTTCACTAAGACTTGCTACCGTTTTTGGATCGTCTCCACGAATGAGGATGGATTTGTTGGTAAATGAATTTGTTTATAAAGCATTAACCGATAAGTACATCACTATTTTTGAGAAAAACTTTAGAAGAAATTACATTCATATCAGAGATGTTGCAAAAACATTTCAATATATGATAGAAAATTATGAAAAATTTCAAGGAGAAGCATTTAATGTGGGGTTATCATCCAGTAATTTAACCAAAGACCAATTGGTAGAAAAAATTAAAGAATTTGTTCCTGATTTGGTAATTACATATTCTGATTTTTATCAAGATCCTGACAAACGAGATTATTTAGTTTTAAATGCAAAAATAGAATCTACTGGTTGGTCACCTGATTGGAGTTTAGATGATGGTATTGTAGAATTAATAAAAACATATACAATTTTAATACAAGATTTATCATCAAAATACAGGAATGGATTTCCATTCGGTTATGGAATTATCTTGTAGGATTTGAAAATGATTAAAAAAATATGAATGGTAAAAAGGTTTTAATAACAGGAGCCAACGGATTGGTTGGTAATTACATGGTTCAAAAATGTATCGATAGAGGTGCATTGGTCACTGCAGTCGATATCCACGAACCAATAAATCAAGTTGAAAAGTATAGAGATGGTAATTATCAGTTTATTAAAGCTGATTTACGAGAATTTCACTCTTGTAAATTGGTTGTTAAAGACCAAGAAATTATTTTTCATATTGCGGGAGTAAAAGGTTCACCAAAACGAGCAGCAGAACAACCTGCAGATTATTTCGTACCGATGTTACAATTTAATACCAATATGATGGAAGCGGCACGTTTAGAAGATGTGGAGTGGTATGTATATACATCAACCGTGGGAGTATATCAGCCAGCAGAAGTATTTTATGAAGATGATGTGTGGAAAACATTCCCATCTGAAAAAGATAAATACGCAGGTTGGGCAAAGAGATTAGGTGAACTTCAATCAGAAGTATATTCAGTATCGTATGATTGGAATAAATCATCAATTGTCAGGCCAGCAAATATATATGGTAGACACGATAACTTCGGTTCGGAATCAACAGTCGTCGCATCATTAATTAAAAGATTATTTGGTGAAAAAGAACACCCATTAGTGTGTTGGGGGGATGGTTCGCCTATTAGAGATTTTATCTATGCGGGAGATGTTGCCGACGGTATCATTTCTGTATATGAGCAGAAATTAACTCAACCAATTAATTTAGGTAGTGGAACGGGAGTGACCATTAAAGAGCTTGCAGAGACCCTTGTAGAAATCTACGAAGAAATGTATGGAGTTAAAGTTGAAATTGAGTGGGACCCGTCTAAACCAAACGGAGACGCAAAAAGATTAATGAGCACTGAAAGGGCAGAATCTTTTGGTATAAAACAACAAGTATCTCTTAAAGAAGGATTAAAAGAAACAATAGATTATTATTTAAATGAGTATAAAAAATAAGTTATGAAAAAAACAGATAAAATTTTAGTTACGGGAGCAAGTGGATTTATAGGTTCACACTTACTACGATTACTTTGGGAGAAGGGATATAAAAATTTAAGGTCAACCTCGTTTTCAAGAGATTTGAGAAATGATTTTGAAGGAACATCCGAAGTAGAGCATATTAAAGGAGATTTACAAACAGCAGAATTCTGTCAATTAATCAGTAAAGATGTAGATGTGGTTTTTCATTGTGCCGCAAATACTTCAAATGCATTGGATACTAAATTCAATCCATTATTACACGTTACACCAAATGTGGAGATGAATGTAAACCTTATGGAACAGAGTTGGAAAAACAAAGTTCGTAAATTCTTATTTATTTCATCAAATACAACTTATCCAGATATGGGTACTGAATTTTGTACTGAAGACATTAATGTTCATGCAACTCCAATCTTACCTGTTTATAAAGCAGTTGGTGGTATGAAAAGATATGGTGAAATGTTATGTGATTTATTTTCAAATCAAATCCACGAACCTATGCAATGTTTAATTGTTAGACCCTCAAACGCATTTGGACCTAATGATAAATTTGATTATGAAAAATGTCACGTTACTCCGGCAAACATTCGTAAAGTTGCTGATGGTCTAAACCCAATACCAGTTTGGGGAGACGGAACTGAGGTAAGAGATTTACTTCACGTAGAAGATATGGCAGATGGTTTTATCTTTGTCGCCGAAAATAATGAGACATATAATATCTTTAATGTTTGCTACGGAGAAGGATTTACTGTAAATGAAATCCTTGAAACGATTAAGGAGCTGGATGGCAATACTAATCCAATTGAATATGTAAACAATAAGGCTCCAATGATTCCAATTCGTTTATTATCTTCAAAAAAAATTAATGATTTGGGGTGGAAACCAAAAAGAGATTTGAAGCAAGCTCTTAAAGAAACCATTGAGTGGTATAAAGACAACAAACACCAATATAATCCAAATTCAAAGTTATAATGGGTAAATGATACGTGGGGTTTAATAATTTGATTTAATTTCTATTGTCAATGTATATCATAATTTCATTGTAATATGGAATAAAATCATCGTTCCATATTGACCAAGTTATGTCGATACCATCAAAAGAAAATATTCTAAAATTTGGAAATACTCGTAAATAAACGTCTCTAAATATTCTAAATTTTTCTTTCAATTCAGGAGTGGATAAATGCCATTCCCCTGAAATTTTTTTAACATTAGTTTTTATCCAAAATAAATTTTCTATTGTAAAAATATCGTATTCTCCGGATTCACAATCAGTCTTCAAGAAATCTATTTTTGTTATATTATAATCTTTTATAACCTTATTAAAGGTGGTTGAATAAAGTTTATGATTCCCTGATTTATCAAATACATCTGTAAAATTAAATTCGCCGATAATATCACTAATACCTTTATTTATGTGAGTGACATTTCCGTGTCTTGTATTAAGTACTAATGTTTTAAATTCCTCATAACTTGGTTCGAATGAGAAAACTTGTGATGGATTTTTATCTAAAATAGAGTATGTGAATGGGCCCAAACTTGCTCCGATATCAAATACTACGTCTCTTTCTTCTACTTGAACAAATCTTTCGTAAATTTTATCTATAAAAATTTCTCTTTCAACAGTCTCTTTGAAACCATCATAACATTTAGGTTCCCAAACAAAATTTTTTAAGTTCATTTTAATAAGTGTTTAATTTGGGTTATTACCATTTCTGAAGTTATTGAAGTATGACATTCAAACTGTCGGGAGGTTCCTTTATGAACAGGACACCAATTCCAATCCCCTTTATCAAATTTATGAATAGGGCTGTTCCAACATCCATTACAGACATTTGGGTTTGTAATTCTTGTACAATTGGAAGTAAATTCGTGATTTGATTCTGTAAAGTTACTAATCATTACAACGTGTTTTCCCATTGCCCAAGATAACCAAGACAACCCACTTGACAATCCTACAAAGAATTCACTGTGATGAATAACATTCATTGTGTAATCCATTTCAGTGTTTTTTACTTTTTCACAGTTATTGAATTTA